TGCGCATGGCGCGCTGTTCGTCGGCACTCAGTCCGGCGGCTTTCAGCTTGTCCTTGACGGCTTTGTAAAGTTCCACGCCCCGGAGGTGGTTGATTTCGCCGGATTGCGGGGAGTCCCCAGAGTCAATCTGCGCGCCGTCGGTCGCGCCCGTGTCAACTGTGGTTCCACTGGTAGAAATACCAGTGTCGGTTGATCCTGTGTCTACTGCGCCTGTATCTGCTCCGGCATCAATTGCGGGAGCTTCCATCACTGCATCGGGCATGTTCTCTCCTTAGGTTGTGGCAACGCCCGCCGCGCCGGGAGGTTGGGCGACGGGTGCTTTCGCGTGCTGTGGTGCGGGATGTGCGCCGCCGGCAGCTTTCGGTGGAGGAGCGGCGGCCTGCGGCGGTGGTGCGGGTGGGGCTTGGAATGGTTGCGGCATCTGGCCCATGAGGGCGTGCATCTGCGCGTGGAGGCGGACGTTTTGGACGCCGGCTGCGTTGCCCGTCCCGTCCGGCCCACCGGAGATGATCTCGCGGTAGCAATCCTCGGAGGAGAGGTATTCCTGGCACCGCTTGTACTCCCACATGTGGTAGTCCTCTTGCTCGGGGACGATGGAGGGGCGCTGCGGGGGCGGGGGAGCGTAGGGAGGGGGCGGGAGTCCGCCTGCCTGGGCCTGCAATGTCATCGACGCGTGCTGGATGTTGTACTGATTCACCGCCTCAGAGTTGTCCTCGGGAGCTTCCTTCAGGAGAAGGTCGATTTCGCGCGTTTGCTTGCGGTAGCCGATGGCGGGGACGAGGGTGAAATCCGTCATCCCCTTCACGCGCAGGATTTCTTCCCAGTTGTCGGGGGAGGAGAGCAACTCCATTCCGATAGGGGTCGGCATGATGAGCGGGAGGGTCGCATCCAGATTCGCCCTCTGCGCTCCGGTGGAGTCGGGGAAGGTGGAGTCCTGGTCCGGGGACGTGTGGAAGGAGCCACGGGTCAGCTTCTCAAGGCGGATCGTGACCGTCTGCTTATCGCCCGTCGCGACCACAATCTCCTGTTCGTGGTCGGGATTCTTGGCAGCAAGGAGGGCAGCTTTCTTCGCGATCCCGGCGAAGACGCGCTGCACCGCGCTCCACGTCGGCCCCAGAATGCCGATGGATTGCGTTTTGTCCATCGCCCTTTGTGACGCCGTTTCGTCGTGCGGACCCGCCACGCCTTCGAGCGCGGGGGACGCGCCGGTGATGTCCTGCGAAAGCGGCCCACGATATTCCTCCATGCAGTCCACGAAGGATTCCGGGACGGCCATGTCGGGCTCGCGGAAGAAGGATTGGGCGAGCGGGACTTCAGGGCCGCCGAGCGGGTTCTTGATGAGATTGAACTGCGCGGGCCGACTCTGTTGGTCGATGATCGCGTCGTAATCCTCCGCGTCGCCCTTGAAGTGGGTCATCGGCCAGCCTTTTTCGTAATACTCCCGCTCCGAGTTCTTGAAGTCGTTGAAGCCGTCTTGGACAATCTTCATCGGCTCCATGAGCGCGCCGCCAGTGAGGGAGTCGCGCTTCTCGCTCATCACGATGTCGATGGCGTCGTCCATTGACTCAGCGGTGGCTTCCGAGAGTTCCTTCCCGAGATACTTGATGTGAACGCCTTCGGGGAAGAGGGTGAGAAGAAAGGCGCGGATCGAAGTGTCGCCGTTCTCATCGCCCTCGAAGGGTTCCATGATCGGCTGTTCGTTCTCGTCGTCCCATCCCGAGGGGCCGGTGTATTGGGCGTCGCAACTGGAGGAGTTGAACGCGGCGGGGCGGAGGAAGCAGTGCTGCTCGGTGATGAGGTGGCCGATGGTGGTGTTGAGGACGGCGGCACCCTTGCGCGCCTGCCGCACGCCGAGTCTCGCGTAACGTTTCCACTCCGATTCGCCAGGGCCGCCTTCACCGCCCGAGATAGTCCACACCCCGTCCTTCTTCAGCCAAGGATTCTCTTCCTTCGCCTTCAAAATGTGCTGATCGCGGTAGACGTAGCAGTAGATCGCGTCTTCCTGGCGGCGGCAGAGGATGGGGACCGTGGATTCGAGGGTGCCGAAGATTTCCGCCGTCTCCATCGTGCGCGGCTCGCCTTGGTCGTTGAGTCCCCACTTCTGGCGGTCGGCTTTCTGGAAGGTCCAGCTGACCACGCGGCCCGAGAGCTCGAAGAATCGCGTCACGGACTGCTGCAAGTCCGACATGTCATTCTTCTGCTTGAAGAGTTCCCAGTAGCCTTCCGCCGTCTCGCCCGCTTCTAGGTCCTCCGCGCGGTTGGGCTTGTCGGGCTGGAAGTCGATGCCGGGGGGATTTTGCGTGAGGACCGAGTCGATGGTCCTGCGGCGCGCGCGGAAGATATTGTAGGCCCCGAGATATTCACTGCACTGCACATCTCCGTTCCCGATGTTAACTGCTCCACCAGCTTCACCAATCTGATAAACGCCTGTGGCGTAGTTGGGGTAGAAGTGCTGAACTCCATCGTCGTAGAACCGAAGTGCCCGGTCAGTGAGATCCTCGATGCGTCTGTCATACATCTCCTCGTTCTGGAATTCCTTCACGATGGAAGTCAGGATGGACTTCAGTGCCTCGGGGAGATGACGGTTCTTCTCGCCGAATGTTGGGGGTTCGGGGTCGGGAAGCGAGGGGAGAACGGGCGCGCCGCCGGTGTCGTCCAGAAGGAGTTGCTGGGAAGGATCGGCGAGGGATGGGGCGGCGGCTGCCATCAGTTGACCAATCCTACCTTATGGAGATTGCGAACGTGGGATGCGGCGGTGTCCACTTCGATCTGCCGGTCGAGGATGGCTGCGAACATCTTCGCGAACAGAGCACAGCAAAACGGGCGGTCAACCAGGTTGATGCGATATTCGCGGTCTCTCTTTCCGTCTGAAGATGGGATCGCGCAATACGGACAGCGCATGTAATCCTGCTCCCCATTGCGGAGACGCCAATATTCCCGCTCCATGAACGTGATCTTGCGCTTGGATTCCGCTTCGATCTCCGCCTTCCGCTCGGGAGATAAATCAACGGGACGATCTGGTGCCGTCTGCGTCCCGGAGGGGAGCGTAGGAACCACGTTTCCATCTGTGCCGCGCATGAGTTCGCGGGTCTGCCCGTTACCGTCATCACGGGTCGTTCCCAGATCGTCTTTCTTCATCATTGTCCCTTAGTGGTGCATGGCCCGAAAACCCTTGGCGCTGGCCTTGCGGCGCTTCAGAAGCGGAGAATCCCCGGCGTGCGGGGCGAGATCCGATGCCGGAATCTTCTCCCCCTGCGGAATCCCCAGCATCGAGTGCAGGGCTCCCTTTTTCACGCGGAAGGAGCCCTTCTTCCCGAGATCGACATTCTGCTTGGAGTAGAGCTTACCCATCGACCGGCACCGCCTCTCCCGCGAAGTATCCCCCTTTCGGGTAACTCTCGGGGTTGGGAAAGAACGCCGGCTTCCCACTCCCGTTGGAGTAGAAGAAGGTTCCATTGGGAGCCTTCACCTGCTTGGCCATCACGACGCCGCCGGAGGGGAGGTCGGACTGAGTGGGCTTGGTGCCGCGCCAGGAGCCGTCCCAAATCACCATTTTCTTGGGCTTAGGAGGAGCTACAGGAGCGGCCTGAGCTGGGGCCGGAACCACAGGCCTGGGTGCGGCAACGGGGGGCGCTGGCTTGTTGAGATCATCTGCCATAAACTTTCTTTCCTTTCTTCTCCGGGAGTCCTTTGCGCGGAGTGGAGGCGAAGTCGTGGAGTTGAGTGTGGGTCATGCCCAACAGGCCACGGTTCTTGGAGTACAACTTGGAAGGGTTGTGCTCGGCAATCGCCATGACCTGTTGCTGCTTCTTGCTGACGGCGGGCATTTCACACCAACTGCTCGATGGTTACGTAGACGTTGTAAGTCAGGGTGCCTGTCAAGGTGACCGTGAGACTTACTGCGTGCGAAGAGTTCAAATGAAAAATGCTTGTATCCAAGCCGCCAGAACCCGCACCACCATCAGCGCCGAAGGTATAGTTCTGCCCTACAGCGCTGACAATGGTGAGATTAGCCTGCGCATCTCCCGCTCCACTGCCTGCATTGCCATCTGAGTAGACAGAGATGCGGAAAAACCCCTCGCCGCTTGGTGTAAAGAGAGCCGTGGTGCCAATCGACGAGGTTTGATTCAGAAAGCCATTGCTGTAAACAAGCTGAGGTGCGCAGAATGCCATGTTCTCTCCTTAATAAATCGCCACGCCAGAGCTGGTCCACAGACCGCCCGTGACGGGAGCCGTAATCGGGGCCGCGTAGTAGCTGTGCGCGGGGGTCGTGGTGTTGCTGTTGCCGGAGTAGTCCAGCACCGTGACGTTGGCCCATCCCTTGAAGGTAACGAGGAGGGCAATGGCGTTGGCCTTGCTCAGTCCGGTTGCGCCAAACCACTGAGGAGTGAGGGCGACTAAGCCGCCGCCGCGAGAGGATGCATAGGATGCTGCTTCCTCAAGGCCATAGCTGGCTGAGGTTACGGGCTCACCAGTACCATGCGCATTCGCGAAGGTCGCCGTGATGTTCACGTTGCCGAATTGGTCGTAGGAGACCGCCGTCGGCGTTACCGTCTCGGAGTTCGAGTCGCCCCCGATGATGATTGGCGTAGATGTGTTGATGATGATCGGGAGGCCGTTGGGAGTAGTGGGAAGGGGGGCCTTGATGGTAATCGTCCCTGCGCCCGAGACGTTCGGACCAGAAGTAGTAACTACGGAATAATTGAAATCAATCGCGTTGATGACACTAGGTTGTCCAGCCATTTTGGGTTCTCCTTTGGGTCCTGCGAAAAGTTCGTCCTTCGTGATTTGTTGGTCGGCGGCTTACATTCCACCGAAGGTTTCATGTTGTGGCGGCATTGGCTCTCCGCCCTGATCGCCCATCGCGCCCTGGTCCCCCATTCCCCCGTTCATCATCGCGTCCAGCGACTCGTGCGGGTCGCCTTCGTGGGGTTCATGCGTCCCATCCTCGTGAACGGTGTGCGAATGTGCCTCCATGCCGTCGTGGTGAGTGATGTGGTGGGCATCGCCGCCGCTCAGATGGTGGCCGATGTGGGCCATCAAATGCTTGTGATCCGGGTGGTGGGTCTCCTCGCCGCCGTGCATTTGCGACGTGTGGCTCCCGTCCGCGTGGTGGGTGATGGTGCTCGTACCCTCTTCTCCGCCATCATGTTCGTCCGGCTTATGCTCGCCGTCCACGGACCCTGACGGCTTCTTCGCCTCCCGTCCCTTCTGCTCATCCGGCGCTTTCGACATTCGCCCCAGACCCTTCTTCATCTCTTCAGCCATTTCACGCCTCCTGATCCTTTAGAACTTCACTGTTGGGCCGTTCCTGCATCTGTTCCCACTGCGCGTTGTTCAGGCGCTCGTTCAGCCGGCGCAACTGCGGACCCGACATGGGCCGTTCGGTCTCAGTCTGCGCTACCTTCCCGCGCCCCGTCAATGACTTTTCCTTCAGCCGGTCGAGGAGATGGGTGTAATTCGCCTCCGCCACCGCAAGGCTCACGTTCAATGCCTCAAGCATGTTGTCATAAATCTTCCGCTCGTTCTTGCGCTGGATGAGCAGAACCGCGAGGAGCCCGAGGAGGATGAGAATCGTAATCGCGTCAATCATCGGAAACTCCCCTTTCGGCTGTGTCTTCCTTCATGCCGCCCGAGAACCATCTTCTTGAACTGAATCGCCATCTCCGTCATACTACGCCCGGACTGCTCCATTTCAAGTCTTTTCTCCGCCATTTGCACCGGCACGGGAGTCACACGCGCCCTCAGCACACTCTTCACACCGTACCGCAGCATGTCCAGCACGTCGTCCGCCTTGGTCGGGAGCTTGATGATGTCCTCGTGCTTCCCTGCGTGGATGTCGTCGCGGATGGCCATGGGGATTGACTCGATGATGTCCTGACATTGGGAGGAGATGAAGAGGAGCGGTGTGGCGAGGGAGTATCCGCCGCTATCGTCCGCGTCGTAATCCTCACTCGTCCGTGTCGGATTCATCTTCCCATCCAGCACGTCGGATGTCTTCTTCATCATGGCGTACAGGTAGCGCCACCCGCCGACCCGCGCGTTGTCGGCCTGCTCGGGAGAGGGGAACGTGACGGTCAATTCCTTCGCTCCCTGCGCCATGGTCTCCGGCCTCAGCAACTCCCGCGTAATCTCCTCCGCGACGGAATGCCCTTTGCTATCCTTCTCCCATGCGTCCACGGAGAGGAAGTAGCGGTTCAGAGTGCGGCATTCGTCCACCGTGGTTAGCTTTCGAGCTCGGCGTACTAGCTCTCCAGGCTCAACTTCAGCTTCCACCAAATTGCGATATACAACGACTACGGTTACTGCTTCTGGGATCGCTACTCCGAACACTTCCTGAAATAACTTCGGACTCACCTTCCCCGTCACGAACCACCCCACCGCCGCATGATGCACAAACCCATCATCGTGCGCCATCCAACGCGCCCACCAACTCTGCACGAGATTGACTTCCTGTTGCGCCGTGAGGATCAGTTTCGATTCGTCCCAGACTCCGGCGAAGTATTGACCAGCGAAGCTATCGAAGCTGCCAAGAAGGTGACCAGCGCGTAGGCTAGGCGGTAGAGCATTGAGTTTCTGCCCCTCGGCGGTGCGATGAATAAAGAGATGAAAACGGCAGCAGACATAGCCAGATTCCCGATCACCGCTATCGCCCGCAGGGCACGGTTCACTCGATTTGACGCCATCGGGGAGTGCATAGAACTCCTTTGGAGTAAGCCCGCACGATTCGAACCACACGTAATTGTCCCAACCGAACAAGTGAGTAAAGTTGTAATTGCTCGGATTCTCATTCCCGTTGTATCTCCGCTGGTGGAAGATGCGCCTTAGGAATTCCGTGCCAATTCCGCCCGGATTGAAGAACAATCCCAGCTTGCAATCATTCATCGGGGCGCCGGGCCAGCGGCACGCGGAGCGCATGATGGTCAGCTCGTGCTCGGTGAACTGTTCCGCTTGATCCACGAACACGTCATACCATTCCGGCCCCCACATTCCTTGGTCCACAGCGGCTTTGTTTTCGTAGTAGCGGAAGCAGAGGCGGGATTTATTGGGTAAGCGGAATTCGTTATCCGTCGCCCGCCAGTAGGGAATGAGATCCGGAAACTCGCTGAAGTACTTCTGAATGTGATTTTCGTTTACGTCTTTGTAGGTGCGACGGACGATGACGCCAGGTGTGCCGGGGCGTTGCATTCGACGGTCCAGCATGATGCGGCGCAATCCGCCACTTTTCCCGCCGGCACGCGCACCACCTCCGCCGATCCACGTGGCGACATCGGGGCCGGTGCGGTAGATGAGTTGTCCGAGCGAGAACTGTTTCGGTTGTAGTATCAGCGAGACTTCGCGCGGTGATTGGGCCACGCATTACCTGCACAGGTAGAGTGAACCTGTCGTGGGAGCCACGCTGAAAGAGCACCGAACGAAAGGGCCGACGCAATCGAATACCACAGCAGCGCCGGCGGCTGCCGTGACGGATGCAGTCAATGGAACATAATTCGCGTTCGCATCCACGGCGGCCACTTGAACGGTCGCCGTTTGATTAGTGTTGTTCACCAGAGTGAGTTTCGAAGTCGTACTCGGCTGCCCTGCAACGCTCACCTGGATTGTCGCCGTGATTCCGCTGTCCGTCGCCGCGTTGTTCACCAACGGCACAACGTTCCCTAGGCTGAGGAAGACAGGCGAATGTGCTGGATATGCGGGCATTTTTACTTGGACTCCTCTTCCAGAATCGACTTCACTACGAATTGCATCGGGCCGCCATCTTCGCCGGTGAACTCTTTGCGGTCTTTCCAGAACTTGCTCTTACGGTTCTTCAGCCAGAAAATTGCAGCGGTATCGGAGCCTGTCTTAGCTCTTTCGAACAAAGCACTTGCAACTTCTGCGTCGGCGTTTTCCTTGCCCTCTTTTATGGCGACAAGAAACTCAGGATAGCGGCGCTTCCAATTGTTGATTGTAGTTTCGCTAACATCAAAGGATTCAGCAAGTTCCGCGTCAGTGTAGCCGAGAAGACAAAGCTTCTGCGCGCGCGCAACAAACTCAGGTTGAAACTCGCTTGGTCGTCCCGTCTCCATAACTGCTGAAAAGGTTACACCAATGTGTCAAGTGGGGATAGTTCAAACAGGTTATATTTTGTTCTTGACATCCATTGGGAAGAGGCGTAATGTTGTGATTGTTGGAGGGAATGAGAAGATGGCACTCACACCTAAGGTTGGATTGAGATTCAATCACCGCCGCGTTCTGAGCACGGAGCCCTTCGACGGCAAGACTCCCCAGATCTACCAGATCACAAAGATCGCGTGTGGATGGGTTTACTACCGCCCTGTGTACGCCGCAGGGCTGACAGAAGAGCGTTTGGGTGCTTCTGATTGCTGTGCGGTTGATGTATTCGACACGTATGCCGCACCAGCAGCTGTAGCAGCCTAAGTACATACATGCACCTGAGAAAGAGAGGAAACACAATGACGCTGACAATCGAACAGTTACACGCGGTCGAACTTTGGGCGGAGATTCATGGACGCAACTGGAAATCGGCTCTCCGTGAAGCATGGATGTCTGGCGACTACAGCGGCTTTGAGCGTTCTAACGTACTGCAATGTCTACGAAATACCCTTGGCCCATCATGGCTAGTCCGGTTCCGTCTATCGGAGGTAAGGGCATGATCCGCACAATCAAGGTCATCTTCTGTGAGGAAGACCACGGAACGGGGGACCGCACATTTCCTGACCTGATGGATCTTGACTCGCGCATGTTTATCGACGGTGCACCGACGGCAGCAGAACTCCGAAAGCTAGCCAAGCAACACGGGTGGACTCGTCACCAAGGAGCGGACTATTGCGATTCCTGTAGCGCGGCGATGAATGATCCGCTGAACGCCTAACCCCTCAACCGCAACACCAACCGAAAGCCGCTTACCGGCGGTTATGGAGATGAAAATGGCAACCAAACGCTACAACGGACATCGCAGCTACAACGCTTGGAACGTGGCGCTATGGATCGGCAATGACGAAGGGCTGTATAGGCTAGCTCTTGACTGCCTGAACCGTACGAACCGCAACGCAGCGGGCAACCGCCAAGCCGCTCTGGATTTCATTGCACAAGTAGGGACCGATAAGACACCAGACGGTGCGCCGTGGGGCTTCCAAAACGTGCGCTCTGCCCTGCTTGGACTCATCGAATAGCCCTCTGCCGCGCCGTCTCCACGGCGTTTAGAGCGTGGGAGTTGGTAACTCTCCGGTGGGGTACGCAAGCCCCACCAAAAGGAATCAAAGATGCCATTCACGCCAGAGCGTTACAAGCTTTACAGGCAATCCGAAGAAGGCAAGGCGACAATCCGCCGATATGAAGACTCGGAGCGCGGCAAGGCAAGGCGCGACAGATACCGGCTGTCAGAACGTGGACGCGAGATGGACCGTGCGAGTCGTGTAACGCGGACTGAGCGCAACAAGGCGATTATTGCCGCTGCTAAAGATGTACCGTGCGCCGATTGCGGTAATAGGTTCCCCAAGGTTTGCATGGACTTCCACCACGTCAAGTTCCCTAAACGGTTCACGATTGGATGGAGACGCTGCACACCACGGGCTCTAGTTGCTGAAATCGCTAAGTGCGTTGTGATCTGTGCTTGTTGCCACAGATTGAGACATGAACGGTAAGCCAGGGCCGGTACGTAACCCGGCACATGCACCTGAGAAATGAAGGAGATAGAGAGATGAGCCAGACACAGGAAGTTCGTGGAGTCCAGACGGCAGTTGCAGCCCATGATGGCGAGATCAGCGTAATTTATCGCGGAACGCAGGTTGTGAAGGTGACGCCCAAGGAAATCGTGCTCAACACAGGCGGGTGGATGTCCAACACCACCAAGTTGCGGATGAACCAGGCAAGTAATCAATTCGGTCTGGGGTATCAGGTTTATCAGCGTGATTTTCGCTGGTATGTGAAGTCAGGATTTGCCGAGCCGGATGTTGAGTTTGGTGGCGGGCATGGGCACACACATACCATCTTGCGCTAAAGGAGTCTTCCCTATGCAATTCACACCGATAGCGGCGCTCGGAAGGCGAGGTTTCATCACTTTTGCCACCCAAGACGCCGCTGAAGCGTATTTGATCGCCCTGCCGCGCCCCTACAGTGGAAGAACCACAACGACGCCAACCGGATGGGCCGTCTCGTATCGATTCACGGAGGAATCATGCAATTCACACTGACGATTGAACTTGGGAATGATGAACTACTCACTGGCGACAGGCGCGAGTTGATCGCCAAGGCTCTCAGCCGCGTTGCATCCGATATGCGCTACGACCGCATCTACAAGCGCGGAATTGAGCTTGGACGAACTGGCGAGATCGAGGTACTCGAGAAGGTCGGCTCATGGCAAGTACGAGAGACGCCATCAGTGCCTCCACACGGCGAAGGGGAAGCTCCAACCCCCAAACAGCAGGCTCAACAACGCCACGAGACAAATAAGCGCGAATACGACCCGGATGGCGACGGCGAACGGGGGCGGGACGGGGATCAGGGAGAGGATCCACCAGATGACCCACAGGATGAGCCCGAGGATGATGAGCGAAATCAGCAGGGAAATCAGTGCCGGCATTTTGTACCTCGGAAGGAGCTGGAGTTTATGACGTTTGAAGAATTAGCAAAGATGTTCCATTTTCTCAAGTTTCTCGTGCCATCGCTCGCGGTGGTTTGGGTGGTGACAATGGCGATTCTGGCGCGAAAGGGGGTGATTCGATGAAATTCGCACAATGGCTCTCGGACCGGCGCGAGATGGTGGTTCTTCCGCTCGGCATCCTGGTGTGGGGAATGGTGGCGCTGGCGACAGGCGTGGCTTACTTCGTGAACCGGTAATTTTATGTCGTAATCCGCCTTTACCCGATTATCCGATTCTTTTCACGAAAACTTCTAGAGAGGCCTAAACCCACACTTTAGGCCTCTCTTATAGTCTTTATATTTTCTTTAGATAAATAAGATAAATCGGGTATATATAACATTCCATTAGTCGAAGTCATACCCGATTGTCATACCCGTACCTCATTCCATTCGACCGAAAGTTCGAGCGCACCCAATTCTCGCCACGGCTTACCCGAACGTGGCGTCTTACGAGTCGGGTAAAGTTTGTCCCGGTGTTCAGGTGTTAGGTCTATTTTGTTGTCGGAATACAAAGGCGGGACCTGACGGCGTAGCAATGCGCTGAAACGCTTGGGCAGGCACTTTGTGTGTTTGTTCTGTGTACAGAATAGAGTGTAGAGTTCACGCGCTGTGGCGCAGGTCCAAGCTTCGGCATCCCCTTTGAGAATCGCTCCAGGAGAGTCCAGAAGCTCATTCAGCCAGCATTCCACATCATCTAGGTTCGCAACAATCATCGCCTTGCGTGCATTGGACTGGGGAGCTGCTGCGCCGGGATTGAAGCGGTGGGGAGTTGACGAGGTAGGATCTCCCCCAACAATGGGCTTTGTGAGGTCGATTTCGTGTTCCAAGTAGTGGCGAATTGCCTCGGCGCCGCCATTGTTGAACCACGGCTCGAATTGATCGCGGTAGAGATCAGCGGGGTATTTCTGATCCCCAAGGTTGTGCACGAAGAATCGCCGGTCGTTGGAGTCGAGGTAGAAAGCGTCGGGATGGTTGGAGGTGAAGTAGTAGTTGAGACAGTCGCGGAGTTCGAATTGCGCTTTGTACTTCACGTTTACGTAATTGACTTGTTGAGTAATCATGGCCTTTAGCCTGTCGGCATATTTGGCGCTGGAGGCTCCTTTGATCTCCTCGCCCATTACGAATTGCTTGCCAACTGCCCAGAAATTGAAGGGATTGTGCAGGGTGGCTTCGTCGAGTTGGGCGTAGTTGTGCTGGCCGTAGATGGCGCTCATAATGCGCCCAAGCATGGACTTGCCCGTTGCGGTTTGTTCGGACCAGAACACGGTTGCGGTATGGAGCTTCGTGCCGGGGTGTTGGAGCGGATACGCCAGCCATGCGAGGAACCAGTCTTGGTACGTGGGATCAGTGGTGAAGACGCGCTGAAGGTAATCGAGCCAGAGTGTAATGTCGCCCTTTTTGGCTTTCACCTTCGACGGCATCCATGTGTTGAGGTTACCGCCCGTGAAGCGCGGCTGCCCTGGTTCGTATACGAGCTGGTAGGCTGTGCGCCGGCCGCTCCAGCGTATCCACTTCGACGCTACGGGGAGCCCTTCAGCCTTGCGCGTAGATTCAAGGGAGTTGGCGAATACAGTTGGCGGGTAGATGTCGAGAAAGGGGCGAGAATCGGTGGGAATGCGCACGATCTGCGCGATCTGCTCCACAAAGCAGTAGGAACTGTTGAGTTTTTCAAACGCGATGTTGAGGGAGACGGGCATCTCCGTCACAGGGACGGTCTTCTTACCTTTTGGCGTTACTTGTTGTGCTGTGGTATCGTTTGCCATATAGAGGCTCCTTTGGGCCTTTCTGGTTGGGAGACCGGAGACATGAGACCCCACGCGGCAAACGTGGGGTTTTCCTTTTACGCAGAGTTGGGGTGGGAATTCATCCCGCCATTATATGTCCGATTTCGCTCTCCGCTTCCGCTGATATTCGCGGTTGTACTTGCGGATGGCATCTCGATACTCAAGCGAGCGTTTACGGATTGCGGCCTCGCGGCGGCGGATGGCGAGATACTTCTTTTTGCACTTGCGGCACATTAATTTCGGATAGGCGCTCGCGCAGTGCCAGGTTGGTTTGCGTCCCATGTTCCCACGGTACGCGCGGTGGCAGCCTGAGTCAAGGATGAAAAATAATTGAATTTAGTGCTTGACACATTCCGCACGGGAAGCGTACCGTCATTCTCACTGGAGGATGTTATGTACGTGATTGTGAGAGATGATGCCGCTACTGGGATCGCACTGCTGAAAGTGACTGTTGCGGCAAACATGGCTGACGCCGTGACGTTACTGAGCGCGAGTAAGTTGGAGTTCCCGCGCCTCGAATCGCGCATCATGAAACTCGTGGAGCTGGATGTGCACGAGCAGTTGCAGGGATCGTTGCGAATTACGGAGGTGAAAAATGCGTAGCGCGAAGGCGCAGTGCATGGGGTGTGGCTGGCACGCGATGGCATCCACGGAAACCGATGTCGTCGCGATGGCGAAGGAGCATCAGCAGGCAGTGGCGCATACGGTGCGAATCATGGTGCCGGAAGGATGGTTCGGGTGGTGTTCGTGCGATATGTACTCCCTGCCTGAATTGACGGAGCGGGAGCGCAATGCGCGGGAGAGAATGGCGCGGAGTTGGAATATCCCGCACGGATTCAATGGCGATTAGGACGCACAAGTTCTGCACGGGGTGTCATGCGTGGCTGCGGAATATCGGGCCATTTCGGAAGGTGAAGTATCCATTCAAACAATGTGAAGAGTGCAGGAGGAAGAAGCGCGATGCAAAAGAGCGTAGAGGAGATGACGCAAGAAGAGTTGATGGACAGGGTGGAGGAGCTGGAGGCGGATCTTGAGGAGGAGCGTCGGGTGAATGCGGAAATGCACCAGCGCCTGCTCGACGCCGCCGATGTGATGGCCTGCACTTGCCGCATTCACAACACCCCTTACGCGAAGAGCGAATGGATCAGAAGGGGGACAGTTCATGCCCAAACCTTTGTTTCGTAAGGCTCCTCTGCGCGCGCAGTTAGAAGCGCGAATAATTGATCTCTTTATCAATCAAAAGAGTTCACGCCAGATTGCGAGCGAGCTGAGTATAGGCTCTAGCTATGTAGCACGCATTTTGAAGGAAAACGGACTATCTCGCACGATATCCGAAGCTAATCGTATTCGGCAGCCTCCGCGTTCCAAGCACTGGAGATCATCTCGGCAAGCAGCACGCAAAACATACGAACGGCACTACGGAGTGAAATTAGCTCGCGATCAACACGTGCATCATATCGATCACGACTTCACCAACAATGACATTTCCAATCTGACTCTAATGGATGCGCGCGAACACGGATTGCATCACAGTCCCGCAAATCCTATCCCTCGGCACCTGCGGCCAGGTCGGCGTGAGTACATGAAGAAGTATCTGAAGGAGTATTACAAGCGCCATGCAAAAACCTGCTGAATGTTCGCAGTGTCCTTTAGAAAAGATCGGGAGTGGATTCACGGAGGTGGAGATTGGAAAGCGATATGACAATACGCGATTATTGCTCGTTGGCGAGGCGTCTGGTGAAGCCGAAGCGCGTGAGTCGCTCCCTTTCCGCCCGTATGCTCAATCAGGCAGTCTCCTCGCTGATGCGATGCGCGAGGTTCACATCGATAGAGCTGAAGTGGCAATTACCAACGTCGTCCGCTGCCGCCCCCCGAAAGACTGGCTCGAAGGTGCCCCCTGGCAGTACCACGCCGTCTCCCAGTGCACCACCAACTACCTGACAAAAGTTATAGCTGACTTGAACCCCGCCGCGATTGTAGCGTTAGGCGGGACGGCCTTCCGCACCCTCGCATCTCCGCCGAAAGGAAAATATGGAACTCTTGACTACGCCCGTGGATATGTCCATGCCGGTGCTGGAGCTGCAACCGGCAGACTCGTGGTTCCTACTTATCATCCTGCATTCCTGCGTCGCGGCGCGGCCCACCTCACGCCTCTGCTACAGCGCGATCTCCGACGAGGATTTCTTCTCGCAAGTGGAAGACTCGTTAGAGGGAGACATTTCGCGGTTCAATTAGGGGAGATGGATTTGCGTTATCAAACCGCCCCCACGATTGACGAAGCCTGGAGGTGGGCGGATGCGATAGACCCTGAATTGAAACTAAGTTACGACCTTGAAACTCCCCTCAGTACCCGCAGCGACGAGGAAGAACGCACCCGATTTACAGAACGGGATATCAAGCTGGTGCAGTTCACTCAAAGGCGTGGGGAAGGAATTGCGCTCCCATGGCGGGAGGAGTTCGTGGATGTGGCAAAGGCGATCTTCAGCCGAGCCCCAAAGAAAGTTGGCTATAACTGCTGGAACTTCGATGATGAAGTGCTGACGGTCAATGGAGTGGATGTCGGCGTGACGGACGACGCGATGGTGAAGTTCTCGACGTATTGGAGCGATCTTCCGAAGAATTTGCAGACTGCCGCCCAGATGTGCGGATTCCCGTACGCCTGGAAGGCTATTGGCGAGGATGATCTGCCGCTTTACGGGTGCTTTGATACAGACGCGGCGCTGTGTGTTGATGATCACATGGACAAGGTGTTGAGCAATGAACTTATTGGATAGCTACCAAATTTACTTCCGCGACATCCACCCCATCCTGCGCGATATGAGCGCGCGTGGGATTCCCATCGACGCAGGGAAACGGGAGGAGTTACGTACGCTGCTGGAGCGGGAATCACTGCGCGTAGATGCGGAGATTCGACTCCTGGTGCCGGCGGAGGTGCTGAGCACCAAGCAGAAACACGGGCTGAAACGAACGCCGAAAGACACCACGGGGATGGTCCAAATCGAAGTCGTAATCGAAAAGGAGGAGAAATGTTCATGCTTGAAGGCGGCCCGTCCCACGTGTGCCGTCTGTGCGGGTTCCGGCATGATTCCGGCGGGGAGTGTAGTTACGCGCTGGGCGCTGCCAGTGGAGTTCAATCCCAATTCCCAAAAGCAGGTGCTGAAGTTCATGCGGTTTCACAGGCACCCGGTGCCGAAACATTCCAAGCGGCAGGATGCGCAGGGGGAGGCGGCGGAGACGACGGAAGTCAAGGAACTAGAGAGGCTGTTTCAGACGACCAAGCACCCTATCTATCCTCTTCTAATCCAACGGCGGCAACTGACAAAGGTCGAGGGCACCTACGTTGACGGCTACAAGCCTCATGCCGACGGTAAGATTCACACCACATATGGTTTCGGCACCGCAACGTGGCAGCTAACGAGCAAAGCACCAAATGTGCAGAACTCTCCTGCACGAGGGAAGACTGAGTTTCAGGAAGCATTGGTTGAGGCATTCAATCGTACGCTTGTATCATCTCCCGGCCATACCCTCGTCAACTTCGACTATAAGAGCTTTCATGCGCAGACGACAGCGTGTGAGGCGGGGCTGCCGGAATACTTGAGGCTAGCGAGGATCGATCTTCATTCCTTCACTACATGCCACTTCATCAAACACCCCGAACGGCACAATCTGCTGAGGATGAGCGATGGGGATTTGAAAGCGTTCTTCAAGGAACTGAAGGGTGAATCGCGCGTATGGACGAACGGCCTGACCTTTCTAAAGATTCGTAATGGCAAGACGAAATCAGCGGGGTTAGGAATCGGCTTTGGAATGCGTGGGAAGAAGATGTATCAGCTTTACAAAGAGGATTTCGAGTCTCAGCGTGAGGCGGAAGGGTTATGGGATCTCATTATGCGCGAATTGTTTCCTGGCTTGCTGAAATGGCAGGACGAAGTGAAGCAGAGGGCGCATGAGGATAAGCGTTTGGTTTCGCGTTTCGGGGCTATTCGACACTTCTTCGATGTTATCCGATGGGATAGAAAGCAGCAGAAGATGGTAGGTGGGGAGCAAGGTGAGGCGGCAATTGCCTTCCTTCCAGCAAGCAATGCGTTTGGGATGATCCGGGATGGGATGTTGAGATTGGATGCGGCGGGATATTTGGAAAGATATCGCATCATCAACACGACGCACGACTCGTTGAAGTTCGACTGCCCGGATGAGCTGGTGGAGGAGTGCCGCGCTAATGTACCACCGATCATGGAGACGCCCTGCCCGCTGATGGTCTATCCAGGCGTGACCGGGCTGGAGGGATTGAGTGTCGAGGTTGAGCATCAGGTGGGGAAGAATAATTTCGATCTGCATTGACTTTTAGTCGTATATAGCTGTAGCATACGACCAATGAAAGTGATGACCATTTATATGAGTGACGGCACTCCGCTGCTGATATCGCCACAGGATTATGATCAGGTGGCCAGGGTGCGGTGGTTCCCTTCGGGAGCTATGCGACATGCGGCAGGAAGGCCGAACGGCAAGAAGGGCGGTTGTGTGTATCTGGCGCGATTCATTATGAATCCGCCCGAGGGAATGGTGGTGGATCACATTGATCGCAATCCCCATAACAACCAACGTTCCAATTTGCGCGTATGCACACGCTCACAGAACCAGCAGAATCGGGCGGCTCAGACCAATAGTTCCAGCGGCTTCAAGGGCGTGTTTTGGCACGCTATCGGCAAGAAGTGGATGGCCTCTATCGGACACGAAGGGAAGGCTATTTATCTTGGGCTTCATTCAACACCTGAGCAGGCAGCGAGAGCCTATAACAAGATGGCGAAGAAGCTGCATGGGAAGTTTGCGGTACTGAACAAACTGTGAAAATAGTTCTTGACATCCACAGCCTGCGGGGTTACATTTTTAGACATCGAATTCAACCTTTGATTGATTGAGAGAAGAGTGATGGAAACTGACAGAAGCCGAATCATAAGCTACCAAAGATGCCCGCGCGAGAGATATCTGGCGTATCACCATTTGGGCACCGGACTCCAGCGCACACGGAAGTCGCTCCCTTTACAATTCGGTTCCGCCTTTCATGAAGGAGCAGAGCATCTCCTTCAGGGGAATGTCGAGGAAGCGATCCTCCGTGCATTCCTCTTTCTCGAACAAGCGCTCAATGGCGGCACGAGTTTCGACGGCGAGCAGCCGGCCAATGTGGAAGCGGCGATGGCATACGGACGCGAGGAGCAGATGGCGCTGGCAGAGGCCCTGCTGCGCGGATGGTGGGCGTACGAAGGGAAAGAGTTCCTGGAGCAGTTTGAGGTGATGGAGGTAGAGCGCGAAGGGCGCGCCGATCTCGCCAACGATCTCACCCTCATGTTCCGCCCCGACGCTCTCGTGCGGGAGAAGGCGAGCGGCGATCTCTTTGTCGTGTCGTGGAAAACTACCGCCGCATTCAGCAAGCGCAACATCGACCAAAGTCGTACCGATATGCAATCGATGAGCGAGATGTTTGGGCTGGAGGCGAACGGGTCGGGGAAGATTGAAGGGATTCTGTACAAGCATGTGGTGAAGGGCCGTCGCAGTCTTGACAAGTTCGACAATCTGTATAAGCAAAACACTCCGCTCATCTATGGCTGGCTGAAGCGCGGCGACACGCCCGAGATGGACGAGTGGAGCTGGGCTTACGAGTGGGAGAAGGAGGATGGATCAGGGTCCTCGCGTCTCGGAAAGGGATGGCGGAAAGTCCCCATCTGGCGCGAGTACGAAGGCGGGGTGAAAGCGTGGATCGATGACCTCCACCATCAGCGCGTTTTTCCCCGTCATCTTTCGGCACTCGCGAGTGTGTTCCCGGTGCAGACGCCGGTGGAGAGACGGGTGGATGAGGTGGAGAGCTGGCGCACGCAAGTCGTGCAGCAAGAGCTTGAGATTGCGGACAAGTTGGAAGTGCTCCGTCCGTACCTTCTTGTTGGCGATCCGCCAAAGGAGTTGCTGGATAGGTTGTTTCCGCAATATACGCACTCATGCCATTCCTTTCTGGGGTGCGCGTTCTTGGATTCGTGCTGGAACGGTGCTCCTGCACAGCCTGGCGATTTATACCAAATCCGTTTGAGTAACCACCCCGAGCATGGAGACGACAATGATTGACGATGCTGATTTGAAAGAAGCGCAGGGAGCGTACCGCGACGAAGAGTATGAGAAATGGCTCGACGAGCGGGCGGAGGAGTGGGCCATTATGGATGAGATTGAAACGGCTGAGAGAGCGAGAAGGGAAGAGGTGGAGTTCTGATGGCGACGTTTGAAAACAATGGGAAGCCCTTGTTCGAATTTGAAGACCGCGGGCATGATACGCCGTGTTGGATTTGGAAGAAGTCGAAGCTGACTCCCAACGGTTATGCCAAGGTGTGGCACAACGGAAAGAAGATGTATGCACATCGTTGGCTGTACGAGATGCTGAACGGTCCGATACCTCCGAACATGGAGATGGATCATCTATGCCGCCAGCGCGATTGCGTGCGTCCGAATCACGTAGAACCTGTCACTAAGTTCGTGAACATTCATCGCGGGGCCGCACCTAAGATTCGCAACGAACAGTTGCGAGAAATTGTTGACTTGCGTGCATATGGCTTCAGCGGCCCTGAGATCGGCGCGTTCTATTCATGTCACAAGACAGCCGTGTATCAGGCGGAACGGCGCGCAAAGGGGATCGCATGTCACTAGGAAAGACATCGCTAATTGTTTACGGAGCTTCCGATAGCGGCAAGTCAACGCAGGCTCGCTACGTTGCTGAGCACGTTTACAAAATGACTGGAAAGAAGACTAGGCTCATTGCTCTAGATCGCGGCTCTCTTTGGTCCCCCAGTCAAGATCTTGTCGATGCGGGAATCATAGTGCCCTTAGAGTTTCCGACAGGACATGAGTACAATCCATTCGCTGTGATGAGGAAGCTACGGCGTGGCGAGTTCCCAGTAGATGGGATCATAAATCTTCCTACGCGTATTGAAGAGAAGGGCGTCGTGCGCTATCAGACGAATACCAAATGGAGACCATGGTCTCCAGAAGACGAAGCGGAAATCGGCGCCATCGTAATCGACTCCCTCAGCTCCTACGCCACCGCCTTCATGTCCGATGTAAAGCAGAAGAATCAGCGGTCAGGAGATCCCGCCGCCGCTCCCCGTCTGGAGGACGGCGAGCAAATGGGCACCAACACCATGAATCACTACGCGGATTGTCACACGGAGATTTTGGATCTGCTGCAATCGTTCCAATCGCTCCCTGTTCACATCACTATGTTCACCGCGCTAGAGGGGAAGGGCGAGGATGACGATTCCGGCATCAAGCGCACGGCGCTCGGGCCGGAGACGATTGGGAAGGCGATCAATGGGAAGTTGCCATCGCGCGTCAACCATTGCTTCCATCTCGTGGCCGAGGGAGCTGGAAAGGATAAGAAGATCAAGGCGTGGTACAACAAGCACCCCTCCGAGATTCCGAAGATCGAATGGCCGAGTAAGGTCACGCTCCCGCCGGCGCAGTTGAAGGATCTGTGGGCGAAGTGGCCCAACGGATATATCCCGCTTTCACTGGAAGCGGGAATCGGGGAATTTCTTGAGTTCCTCAGAAAGGAGAAGTGATGGCAGAGAGCGCAACAAAGAAGTCCAACGGAACGAATCGCGTGACGCTGGTGTTTTCGGGCGATGACAAGGCGTTGTACGAGAAGTTGAGCGCGGCGGCGAAAGCGGCCCGCAGGGACCTCGATCAGCAAATCCTGCTGGAACTGGGCACTGTGGTCGCACCATAGGCACCACGACGTTCGGCAAACGTTTTACCAACCCAATGAAAGCGAGAGAAGACTATGGCAGTTGAGATCACGTATGACGAGAGTTACCTGAGTTCACTGGAGGAGCAGGACGAGGAAATTGGCGCGCCGGGGGAATTTGACCCCGATGCGGAATATAACCGTCCCGCCCCGCCAATCCCCGACGGAACGTACCAGATGAAATTCTCCAACGGCGGAGTGTTTCACGAGGGGAACCGGGTGCCATACCGCATGGCCCAGTGGAAGAACGAGACGAGGCCGCACGCGGAGATTGCGGTGAAGGGGATCATCATCGCTCCTGACAACCCGAGGATCGACGGAAAGTTCGTCTTCACCGGGATGCCGTTGACCACCAAGCCGGACGTGGACCGCAACAATCAGTCCGCCGTCGGCGCGGCGTTCAAGGCGTTGACGGGGAAACCGATTGCTGGCCTCAAAGCGGTGGAGCACGTCAAGCAATTGGACGAGGTGCTGAAGGGTGAGCCCATCGGCTACGCGCGGGTGCAGAACATCCTCCGTGACTCCGAGGCGGAGAAGGCCATCGGCGAGGTGGGAGAGTACACCGGGCCGAACCTTCAGAAGCTGACGAAGCGGCCCAAGACGGTGTATGGGCAGAAGAAGATACAGGCTCTCAAAGGCGGCACCAACTCGCAGGGTGAATTCACCGGCGCGGCGGATCATCCCGAGACTGGGAATCGCTGCGCGGCGCGGGCGGAACTCAGCTCGTTCATGCCGTTTGATTACAAGCCGAGTTAGCACAAGGTCTGAAGAGGCGGGAGTTTGGGGCTCCCGCCCACCAGACAGAGGAGTAAGAGCATGAGCGACCTTTTGTTTCACCAACCCGAGGCTGCACAGAAAGAGGTGGAACGTGAGCAGTGAAACGATTGGACGCGATGGTGTGTGGAACCGACTGCCTCCTGAAGTGGCCAAGGCGGTGCGCTCGTGGTGCATCAAGAACGATTACGTTGGCACGGACGGCCATGTTTCCTATGTGTATGGCGAGTGTGCTGAAGCGGCCCTCGCAGCCCGCGCCACTCTCCAGCCCAGCCCTGCGAATGATGTGTACGCGGGCCGCCATTACTACGAGCCATTGGAAGATCACACGTGGCCGACCTATGGAGGGATTCAGCGCGGTCCATCCCCTGTACTCTCGCAGCCCAGCCAGGATGGAAACCAAGTAGGGCGTCTGATCGCCAAGTTTGATGAATGGGCGGTGGTAAATGCAGTGCGCGGAACCGCTGCCGACATAGCCCGTAACGCATGGGTTGCGTGTGCGAAAACAGCGGCCTTACTTGGTTTCAAGCAAGCGCCCGCACCAGACCAAGGGAGAGAACTACTGGAGGAAGCTCGCAACTTACTTGCACTACCCATAACGCAGGGATGGGTGACACGAAAGACTGCGTGGCTCTCAACCTACGCCAAGTACACAGAGGGAGAACGGGAGGGACGGGATGCCTGAGCATTGCTGGCACGAGAAGGCGGCCTATAACCATCATGGGCTTCAGTGTTGTCATTGCGGCGTCCGCTGGTGGGACGGTTTGCAGGTTCAATTGAAGGGGCACGGGCGCTTTGCTCCGAAGAGTCAGGCGCTCCCGCTTCCCAACAAGCCTTGCGCCCCCGACTCGCAACTAGGCAAGCAGGGACGCACTGCCACGGAGAATGATGTGGACTTTGAACTGGTTACATTTTGTAACCAGTTGGAATACCGCGCAACACCTGACGACCCCGCCCCTTCAGCAACGGAAGTAGAAAGTGAGGTGAAGTAGATGGACTTAGCAGAGTTCAGACAGAAAGCGATGATAGCGGCGATGCAAGGATTGCTGGCGAACCCCGCACCTAAAATTGTCGAAATGTCAACCCAGCAGACAGCAGTCCTAGCCATCCGGTGCGCGAACGCCCTTGTTGAAGCCAACATGATCCGACGATCTTAGCGCACCATCAACAGAAGAGACGAAGGAGTAGAGAATGTTTCCGATATTTATCCCAATGTCTACCGGCGGCAGCGGATACGATCCCGACAAGCGCAAGCGCTGTTCCCATTGCGGGCAGGTGTTGTCGTCCGAAAAGGGATTTCGCAAGTGGTGGAGGAATTCATTTATCGGCCAGATTTTAGTCCCAGTTTTAGGGAGCTGCATGGCGGCGCTCTTCATGGTGGGAACGATTGTTCCTTGGATAGGGGATGGCAATGCGTGGGGCGATTCGCTTTTATCGGAAGAGCATCGCACGCTCGCTCAGTGCGTCTGGCTAAACCTGCAATACCTGTGGGACGTAATAGCTCACAAGCTCGTGTAGGCCGCATTTTTCTGATTTCAAAACTCCGTGCGATTCTTATGAACCCGACCCAAATCACGTCATCGAGCTTCCCGCCCCACCCAACGCATCACCTGAAGAGGAGTCCTAGTGATCTCTACCATCCCCCTCGACCGCGCCACACTTTGCATTTCCTGTAACTGCATCACCGAATCTACTGGCGACCGCTGCAACTACTGCGGTAGTCTCGGAATTGTCAACCTATCCCGCTGGCTCAACCGAATGGAGGAACATGAAGAACACCGCAATTTACGTCCTGCTGATGTCGGCGCTTAGCTTATTTGCGCAGACTCCGGCACCACCACCTGCTCCCAAGGCCGATCCTCCCGCCCTCTCCACCTCCGACCGCAAGGCGCTCACCGACATTGCGACCCATGAGCAGGAGCTGCAGAAAGAATTCGCCGCCGACGAAAGCCTGAAGGCGCAGATCATACACGAGTGGGAAGCAGCGCACCCTGGCTGGAAGATCAACACCCAGACCTACGCCGTCGAGAAAGCGAAGGAGACGAAATGAAGCGAGTTCTCTCCCTCCTCCTCTGTCTCGCGTTCCTCGGCTGTACTCATACGACCGCCACGACGGCCCCTGCCGGCGCGATTGCCCCCGGCTACTTCAACACCGCCGATCAGCAGATGGGTCAAGCGCTCGCCGCCGCCGACGCCTTCTACCGGCGCATTCAAGCGAACGTGACCAACGGCACCATGACCCTGACCCCCGCCGAGAGTCATGCAATGAGCGATCTCTACATCGCGCTCAACATGGCGAATGCGACTTATCTCGCCTACCACAATGGCACCGGGTCCGCGGCGACCGCCCAAGCCGATATCAACGCCGTGACGACCAAGCAGCAAGCCGTCGTCGCGCTGGGGGTGAAGTAATGGCCTTCGACTGGAAATCCCTGATCCCCATTTTCGAGACGGCGGGCAACATTGCCGAACTCGCGATCCCCGGTGGCGCGGCGTTCGTTCCCCTGACCCAAGCCGCCGAGTCCGCCCTCACTTCCATCATCGCGAAACTCGGCACCGCCCAGACCACCACCGACATCACCACCGAGGTGATGTCCTTCTACGGTACCGCTGTCGCTGCATTAACTCTGATCCAGCAGAAGGGCGGTCTGGACGCCGCCACCACGGCCAAGATCGAAGGCTACGTCCAAGCGGCCCAAGATGGCATGACCGCATGGCTCAAGGCGCAGAGCGGATACGACCCGAGCGCCTACACGCCGGTCACGCCCATCTCGTGAACGACTGTTGCATGGCGTTCAATTCGCGTTGAAGGGAGAATTGCGGACAAAGTAATCGTAAGAGCAAAGAAAGGCCCACCGCTAGGGTGGGCTTTTCTTTTATCGCGCGGTGGCGTTACGCGATCTGTGTGACTCCGAGGCCCGTTGCGTTGTTCGACGGGGCCGCCCCGATGGTGTAGTTGAAGATGCCACTCAGCGATGCGTTGGTGCCATCGGGGAAGGTGCCCGTGAGGGTTGCGGTGATCGTGCCGGAGGTATCGACGGCGGCCGAAGCCGAAACCGTCACATCCTGCGTGAGCCCGCTGGAGTCCGAGACATCGTTCGCGAACGTGCAGAGGGAGTTGGAATCGCTCCACGCCACCACGAAGCCGGGGTTGGGAGCGGTGCTTCCGCTCGGGGTAAATGCTGCCTGAAGGACAATTCCTGTTGCGCCGGGATCGAACTGTTGCATGTTAGCTCCTATCTGAAGTGAAGTTGCGTTAGGGGGTGTTATGAGCGCGAGGATCTCATAATTGACGGCGAGGGATTCCCTGAGCGTCCACAGAATCTCCCGCAGGAGCCACAATTCCGTGAACTCCGCCGGGTCATCGGGTCGATGGGATGGTGGGTGATGGTGTGACATTGGAAGTCTCCGTTGTGAGGGTGGCCGAGGCCGGAGGCGTTCGCACTGTCTCCTGCGTAGTCGATGAGACGCTGGAACCGGGTGGAAGGTCGCTTGGATCGCGGTGCGTGAGATCCTTCCCCGTCAGCATGGTGGAGGCGATGGCTGCGAGGGAGGAGACAAGTCCCGTTCCCGCCACCAGCGCCGCAATTCTTAGACTGGGATCGCCCCGGCTCTCCGCGAACAGGAAGACCATCAATCCCGTGGAGAGAATGAGGCAGAGAAGCGCGATGCGTTGTGTAGTGACGGTCATAAGGCTCATGGCTTCAAAAACAGGTTACGCTCCGCCTGCCTCCGTTTTGTCAACCCGGGGCTAACAATTCCATTCACATGATTCCAGACGAGGAACTGATTTGCAGCTCCCAGTTTCGATCCCCCGTTCAATAGCTTCCTCAGCGTCGAATCCTCCAAATTCCCCGCCCCGACATTGAACGTGAAGCTCACTAAGGCGTCGAACATATTCTGTGTCAAATCGGCGGTGATGTAGGAGTTCACGGCGTTGTCGGCGATCATCATATCCTGACTCAGCCAGCTTTCCGCCTGCGCCTTCGTGCAGGTCATCCCTTCATGCACTCCCGCCGTGTGTCCGTACCCGATGGTCCAGATGTCGCGCTGGTCGCGGTAGGCCGTCGTCTCCAGCCCTTCAAATTGTTCCACCAACTTTGTTGCATTCTCCGAATGTGTCACCCATGCCACCTTTCAATTACGAACTTTATCAACTCGAATATCAGCGCACATGCTCCCGCCA